CCCTCACATCTGTAAATGTCCTTTTTGAATCAAGATTCCCTACTCTAATCTCTGGTTCTTGTGATCCAAGTTCTATAGCAGCAATCTGTTTAGCAAAAGCTGACAAGACGAAAACATCACCTCTCCTTGCTCCAGTATGACTAAACAATCTTGTCCGTAAAGTTTTTAATCCATAAGACAAATGATATTGATATCCCAACATATCTTCAGCTACTTTACTTACAGCGTAAGGTGAAGCAGGTCTCAATGATGTTAACTCAGTTGTTGGTTGCTCTGCAAAAGGAACTTCTCCATATACTTCTGAAGATGAAGCAATTTGAATAATAGGATTAAATATTTCACCTGAGCCAATAACTCTAATTGCTTCTAATAAATTTACTGTACCAATTACATTTCTATTAATAGTATCTAATGGAGAAGTAAAAGAAGTTTGAACATATGATTGAGCAGCAAGATGAAAGATAATATCAGGCTTAACTTTATTTAATACTCTTTCCAATGAAGAAAAATCTAACAGATCACCTTCCAACAAATGAACTTCCTTAATACAATTTTTTAAATTGTCTCTTGGACTACGCCACCTACACAAGCCATATACTTTATGATCTTCATTTAAAGATAAAATATATTCAGCTAAATGCGAACCCACAAAACCTGTTATACCTGTTATCAGTATTCTCATTTAACCTCCTGTGCTTGATTTCTTAATAAAACAACTTCATCAGAAAGTGCACCACAACCACACAAATCATTATGCCCATCACGCTTAAATAATACTCCAGAACCATTATGCAATTGATCCTTAATAACAGTCCCAATACCTTTCCAACCAGTCACAGTTCTTACTTTTAATCTTATACGATCACCCTTTTTCAACAAACGTCTCCTCATTTATATTTCCCTTTCTTTGGCAACAGTTCTGTTTCAATCTCATCCCACACTTCTTCAACAACACTATGCAATGCCTTAACATTGTCTTCACCATTTTCTATATCAAAGCATTTACCAAAAGTCCTTTTTAAAGAACCATAATCAACACCTTCAAATTTTAATCTACTAAGACATTTTTCCTCTTTTAAATAATCCCAAGATGCTTTTATATCGTCCATTCCATATCTATAAAGGATATCTATCTTTGCCTCTCTAAATGGTAAACCAATCTTATTCTTTTCACATTTGGCTAAGATATGCACACCATATTCTCTATCAATATTGTGAATTTTCTTCTTTAATCTTTTTAATCTTGAAAGCCAAAGAATTTGACTTGCATAAAAATCTAATGCCTTTCCACCTGATCTTGTTTTCTTTTTGCCAAATGTAACCCCAATCTTCATTCTTGTTTGAGATATAACCATAAAATGAGCATTACTTGTTTTTACTTTAGAAGTTAGTTTCCTAAATAGTGATGACATGCTTGCTGCCTTTCTTGCACCACTGTAACCAGCTTCACCCACAAACTCATCTCTGCTCTCTGTAGAATCTTCCAACGCATCTAAAGAATCCAAGATATAAAGTTTTGGCTTTTTAAAATTTCTCTTTATCACATAATTCAAAGCTGTAAACAAACCATCAATAGTAAAAACATCTAAGTCTAATTTTTCTTTTTTAGCCCATTCATCATCTATAAAGATAACCCTATTTGTTGGCAAACCTAAAGACTCAGCATATTCTACATCAAACGCTGATTCAACTTCGTGGTAATAAATTTCTCCATCTGGATACTGTCTTGCAAAATTAGCACAGGCTTCTATTGCCAATAAAGTCTTACCTGAAGATTCATCTCCAATGATATTGCTTATTCTACCAAGTACCCAACCACCACCAAGCACTTTATTGAGAACAATGCATCCAGAAGATATAAAATTAAATACCTTCTCACAAACCTTTTTTAATTTTATTCCTTTGGTCAATTATCTTTTACTCCTCACTTTCCTTTTTAATCTATCCCTGACAGATTCTTTTTTTCCACTCTCTTCTTCTTTTGGTTCTTCCTTCTTATCATCTCGATTTGATCTTCGTCTTGAACTTGAGCTTCGTCTTAGGGGAGGGTCATGATCCTGTACATCATCTTCTTCTGGCTCCTCTTCTTTTGGTTCTTCTGGTTCTTCTTCAGTATTACCCCCACCAAAAAAATCAACTTTAATTTCATCGTAAGGTTTTTCCTCAGCAATCACATCAGCAAAGGATACTAATTCCTCTTCCCAATCATCAAAACCTATACCAGAAGAATCACGATCAATTTTAGCTTTATACTTCGTATGCATTCCCTTACCTTCTTTACTTATAATAATATCATAACCATTTCCACTATCAGCTATATCAATGGTAGTCTGTTTTCTTTTATCTTCCATCTGATCAAAAATATCTACCGCCACCTGCCATCTTGAAGCTGGATAAACTTGAACTCCTTTTTTCTCATCCTCTCTGTCAATTATAAAAAACAATGTCCGTGCTTGAGGTTTAAACTGCCTACATACATTATCAGACTCACCATTATTTTGGAGTTCTGTAAATTCCTCACAAACTGGACAAGACTGTTTTGAATTCTTAGGAGACATATTTTTGGGACATAAAAAATATTTTTTACTTTGCGGATTATAATGAAACCAAACATGAAACCAAATATCAAAATCTGGATCACATGATGGTAGTATCCTTATGTAATTATCACCATCTTTTGGTGACCATTTTTCTAATCCATCTGGTAAATCTAAATAAAAATTACCTCCTTCCCTTGTGTTCTCTGCTCTTACACTTTCTGGCTTTGCACCATAAAATTTACGTCTTTTACTCATTTTTCTTTTCCTCCTTTTCATAATCTATTCTGCTATTAAAATAAGCACGAGTAGCTAATCTCGCACCGATATAAATAACAATTAATAATAAAACTGTATATGGTAAATATTCTAAGTATTCCATTTTACTGACCTCTTCTTCTCTTTAATTTTTTATTATCATAAGATTCTTTTACTGACTTATCAGTTTTAGTCTCAGCTCTACAAAAATAAGTACTGTTATACAATTCAATTAAACCCCTAATCATTTCCTTTCTTTGCATAAATGTTTCCCTGATTATCTTAGCTTTTTCAGCTTTCTTTTTAGCTTCATAATAATCATCCTGCGCTGTTTGAAAACTTGTATTTAAAATAATAGTATTATCTATAGCTTTTCCAGTCGGCTTTTTACCGCTTTCTTTTATTTCACTATCTACAATCCTCTTATATAAATCTGCCCTCAATTCTTCCATTTCAATTTTGCATATTTCCATTTCATGTATCAAATCGGGAACCTGAGAAGCGTATTCATCATACAGTACAGGCTGATTTATACACTCCTCATCCAAATTATCTTTATCTATCTTCAAATATTTTGTATAATCTTCCATTTTCTCCTTTCAATATTATTATACTCATTTTCAAAACTGACTAACCAAAATAATATAATGAAACATATTTAATCCTTTAAAATTTCATTAATATCGATCATCTCAAACCAATTTTCCCCTATAGAACAATCAACTTTTAAAGGAACATTAATAAACGGAAAATCCCAATTTGTCATAACCTCCTTTATTTCATAATATGAATCTTCTACTTTATTTTCATGAATATAATATGAATTATCATCATGAATTGTCCAACACATCCGATAACCTTTTTTACAAGTTTCTATCAAAGACAATAATGTAAAATCAAAAGCCAAAGACTGTATAGGAGTATTTATATTCTGATTATAATCTAATGGAGCATGTCGTCTTCTACCAAATAAAGATTCTACATAGCCATTTTCATTATAAAACTTCAAAACTTTCTCTTGCCATCTTTTCATTCCAGGAAATTCCTCAAATAATTCTCCCTGCAGCCGTTTAATTATACTTTCACTTATACTTAAATTTTCAGCAATAGACTTATATGAAGCACCATAAAATGAAGGAAATATAAAATCACTTTTTCCTTCAGTTCGTTTAGTTTCTCTTCCTGATTTTTCTTGAATTCTCTTTGCCCAAAAATGATGCATATCATAATCTTCCTTAATATATTTAATTAAAGTCCTATCCTT